TCTCGTCAAACCTTGCGTATAAGTAAGACCATCGACTCTGGGCCAGCTCTGGGGATCGTCGTCTCATTACTCTGTTCAGCATCATACGTTTTGTTGGAGCCGGTACATTTCTGGAAATAGCATTAATGACATCCTGTTTTTCAGCTATTGTCTGAGTCAGCCTGCCACAACGATTATTTAAATGTACAATTTCTTTCTCCCTTTCTTCAATAATTTTCTGAGCAGCAATAAGACCACGAGCCACGATCTCTGCCGGAGTCATATTTTCCTGATTACGGATGTAAGCACCATTCTTACGGATAGACGGGAGTACTTCAGAAGTAACCCAGTGTTTGAACTCTTTTGCTGATGGAAGCTTGCTGCTGAGGATGAGAGAGTAGAGACCGGATTCATTAATAATGGTCATCTGCTGGGTTCCTCCAAGGGTGTCCCATTTCGTTACCCCCTTGTCTTCTGCATCAACATGTACTAAAACAGCTTTCCTTGCATTACTATATCCCAGAGCTTCCGCTACATCTTTTCCTACGAACCACGGCTCACCGTCAATCTCAACAGTTCTCAGTTCTCCAAACTCTGGATGAACTAGATTCTTGAAAACTGTCATCTCTGGGGCAGCAGTGGTAGTAGTAGAAGAAGATGTAGAAGAGTTATTTTTGTTCTGCATATAATCAAACATTGAAATCTGCTTATTATCATCCACCGGAGTATTCATCCCTGGGATAGGATCCATACCAAGTGCTGTTCTCATTGTTGGGTCTGTAAGAACTTCTTCTGGTACGTCTTCAAATTTGGAATCTGGTTTTGTGTTTGTTGTATAAGTACTCATTTTGTTTTCTCCTTTATTGTTTAATTAAATTTGTTATCATCATTTTGATCATATTTAATTTCTTCATCATCATATTCATCAGTATCAGATGCAGCACATAAAGCCCAACATCCAATACCGGTTAATACAAATAAAAGAATACATATAAGTATTACCATGATTTATCCCCCTATTGTGGTATATTACATATTGAAATTTCTTTTTCTCCTATAATATTGAAGAAATCAGGTTCATTATGAGTTTCTTCCAGCCAAGTTTTAATTACCCCCGTCAAACGTTCGGAAAGATCAGCCAATTGTTCGGTAGTATAAGCTGTTCTACTATCTAGCCAGTCATCTACAAGATCACCAACGTTTGCCTCTGCTTCCTCCCAGACAACTTCAAGAACTCTTTCTGCATCAACAGAGATTTCATATGGTCTAAGTTCCTGAATTGTAATTGATTTGATTTTTACATTTTCTTCTGCAAAGTAGTCTTGAGCATCTGCAATGCATTCTTCTATGGAGTCAAATGCTGTAGCAGAAGTGTAATCACTGTCACGTTCTAACTGCCAAGCATATTTTGTATCTTTATGTTCTTTGCTCTGCATAATTTAATTATTTCCGTCCTTTCGAGAAGTAGTGTTGTTTGGATCATCCGGATACAGATATCTTTCTATATAATCGCGACCTTCACCTATGAATCGTGGAATATCGAAGTCATGAGACCATGTATCTGCTGTAATTTGTTTACCATTTAATAAGAAAGAACTATGAGCAGATCTGATGATACAGGTACCGCGCTGTTTGTAAATTTTAAGTTTGTTCCAGTCAATATCTTTTTGCTGAATAAGCATTTCTATGATTTCTTGATTACATTTACCATTTAGTTCGGTCTGAGAAAAATGTGCTTGACCAACCATTTGAATAGAGTTACGAATTGCATCCTGCTGTCTCCAGTTAAAGTAATTTGTGACTTCTTCTCGTGGGAGATTGAATACGCATGCAGCAAATTCTGCTCCTTTGAGTAATGCACGATCATAGCTGTGGTTTGGAGAATAATATCTTCTGCCGATAATTTTTACTAATTCTTTAAATTTTTGATTGAAATAATTAGTGGCCATAGATGCTGCTATAGAAGCAAGTTTCTGGACCCGGTTATCAAACCATGGTGAAGTTTCAAGTTTCTCATAATCAATAAGAAGAAGATTAATTTCATCTGATTGAGTATAAGCCAGGACACAGCCCTGGATATTTCTACAGAGGTATTCTGCAGTATAGCGCATAGCAGCCATAAGTACCTGATCAAATGGTTTTTTGAACCCCCTGGTAAAAGTATGGAATGCACGACCATCGATTTGGATGATCACTGGGGTGCGAGGGATTAGATGAGCATCTGTAATTGATTTGTAGGATCTCATTCTGAGATCGTATTCTGTTTGATGTGACATTTTGGTTTGTCCTCCTGTTATTTATTGCTAAGATTTACGAGTTATTGATGTGTTATTTAATGTTATTGAATGATCAAAACAAGTTGTGGATATTTGGATTTTGTAGATTTTCTTTACACGATGAGTTAATTTAGCTTGTTTTGATAATGAGATAATAGCATAGGAAGATGGATTTGTCAAGAAAAGAAGCTAAATTAACTGAAATATTTGAGATTATGCGTTTGAAAATATGGACGGTAGATGGGGGTTGGAGGGTAGTGTGAGGTGAGATTTGGGGAGTGTGGAACAATATGGGCGGTGATTATAGGAGTTTGGCGATGTGGGGAGCGTTACATTTTAATAGGAAGAGAGGACATATTTTTCAAGCCAGTGTGGAAGTTAACCGGCTTAGGTCTTTCTGGGTAATTTTAGCCCATTTTGGCGTTAAAAGTACCCCCTTTTTGAGTAATTCCAATTACTGCTAATTTTATGCATAATATAGCTAATTTTATGCATATATACATGTTTTATGCACGAATTATGTATTTATATGAATAAATATTCTATAACTTTTTTTATACATTTTCATTTTTAGACAAATGGTTTTGGTATTATATAGTTGTCCGAAGGGACGGTAAACACTTGAGCGGTTCAATTGAATATCGCGAACATGCAAATACATGTGATATGTCCAATGCCCATGTGGGGCGCATATCATAAGTAAAAGCATTTTCAAAGTATTCCGTAGTATCGCAATTAGGACGCTGATTTTTCAGCAGTCCATCCCCCTTTATCATACAGGGCTAAAGTGTGGTTCGTGACAGTCGCTGTCAAGAAATGAAAATGCGACAGGGAATAACAACCCTATATCAATGTTACCATTTGTCGAAAAGGCACTTGCATGGAAATTTCTATGTGAATGCGGTATGTTTAATCTAAGTGATGGACAGACGGACGGTTTGCGCTAATATAGGCAAGAAAAAAGTTTTGAAAGTCACTGAAAAACATGGTAGGCAACAACCCTAACAAGGGGGACGCGGAAAAAGCGTTAAAATACTGTAAGTGGGCGGTATAGTCGGCAGTAGTCGACACGGACTTGCAACTCGTCAATCAGGCTCATAGAACACAACTCACATATAGGTGAATGTTTCTAAACAACGTTACAATTTCAATCAGGCGTCTTGTTTAGAGTTACTGCCTATGGCAGTATTGTACATGTTTACGACAAGTGCAACTTTCACCGTGTTTTGTCTCTTGATGTAGCACACGCAACAGTGTGTAGAACGTTGGTAAAACACGTTTATACAAGTACATATTAGTCATGGTATAGTAACCATAGCTGAAATAAAGCATGGCGAACAACTGACAACTAAAATCTTAGAATAAAAGAGGTAGATAATTATGGCAAAAACATTCGATAGCACACGTATTCAGGTCAAAGCAGTTAACGTTATTCCAGAAAAAGCGACAGAAGTTTACAATCATGTTCGTTTTCTGGTGTATCAGTCTTTACGCGACAGCGCAAAAAAGACTTATGATACATATACAAAAATCCTCGAAGAAACAACGTTGAAAGACGCCGACTTTGAGACAGTGACACGAGAAGAACTGTATAGCGTACACGACGAAAAATTTGATATTAACAAATTTCTCGACGCGCGTACAAATTTAATTGACGCACGTAGCGAACTTGCCGCCCTTAACGGTAAAGGCGTTAATATTGAAACTTTTAACGCTTTATCAGAAATTGACAGAACATTCTTGATGCTTCAGGCACATACTTGTATTTCATCAATTAAACTTGATGAAAAATGCCTGATTAACGGTAAAGATGAAAATGGCAATGATAAAATGTGCGATTTCTCAACCCTGATTACAGCATACTATAAAAAAGGTACAGGGGTAACAGCATTTAAGAAAATGCTTACAAGTATTTTCCATAGAATGTTTGCAGAATCCGGTATTATGTTCTACGGTGTTAATGTTAAAAAATCTGATATTTCAGAGGAATGTGTCCGTCACTTCATTGCAAGTTTTGGCGGTACAGCTTCTAGAAATAGCCATAAAGATGGCGATACAACCGTATGGGATAACTACACCTATCATGTGAAAAATGATAAACAAAAAGTACTGTCTTCACTGACAGACCTTTTTGCGGTCATCTTCGACAGTGGAAAAATCGCAGTCAATAGACCAGATGAAACACCGGAAACACCGAAAACAGAGGAAAAAGAGTCCTAACAAGGACTCTTTTTTAGTGCAATAAAAATAATATGCCTATATCATAGTACAAAATGTATCAGGCGGAAAGAGGTATAAAATGGGTAAAAAAGGTATAAAACAATATACTCGTATTGCGTCAAAATACGGGACTAAATTCGAAGGTTACAACTTGCCAGTCGGCGCAATTTACGGACGTGTTTTGATTCCGTATGAAGAAGGTACAGAATATATCTTTTTTATCTGTACTCAACCTAAAAATATTCGCAAGGATACTATGCCAATTTATGTTTTAAAACCGTCATGGGTAAGCAACAGATGGCGCGAAATGCTCATAGGACGTGAACATCCGGCATTTACCGCAGTCGCAAATATTTGTCATGAAATAGGCGGAATACCTAAAATCAAGACATTTCAAGACCCAAAAGTAGCCGAAAAACGCGCCGAAAAAACCATTGACAGAGCTTATAAACAGGTTTCACGTCAATATGGTTTACGTCCGGTTCCGTGTAATGGCGTTCGTATTAAACCAGAATATGATAGTTATGTAACGCCACAGCAGGCGCGTATTCCGTGGGATGAATTAGTACACGATGAAGAACAAGTATCATATAACAATGATATTATTTGTCCTGAATCTATATCTTTCAGACCTTTTGAAGGATACACTGATACCTATGAAGCACGTCGCAGAGACGGCATGAAAATCAATCAGATTAAGTGCCGTCCTGAGAAAGTTGAAAAACGTGCTACAATTGTAATAAAAATTAATGGTAAAATCATTGATTAATCATACAATTCCACCTATAATGAGAGGAGATGATGTCGTGGAGGTGAACTAATATGATAATTGATACTAAACAATATAATTTTTCAGAGTGGGATTCCAAACGCCGCGAGCGTGCGTTGCATATTATGGATGAACATGTGAAAAAATACTGTCAACCGTCAACCTATGATTATTGGTCTTGGCATTCCGTCGGCAGTGAGGGTAAAAAACCAGAACAAATAGCTTCTGAATACAAAGAATATTCAGAAGATGAGAGTAAATTTATACAAGCTCTTTGGGCATTTTACATCTCAATGACTGCTAAAGATGAATATGCATGGTCCAGTGACATAGCAAAAGCGTTTACAAAATAATAAAGCTTCTAAAAAGGAGAGCGTAAGCTCTCTTTTTTAGTACACAAAAATCAGAAAGGCAAATAAATGTTATCACGCATAATATCAAATCCACCAATCCATCCCAAATATCAGATCTGTCTCATCACACCAGCGGGCAGATCCGGTACAATATTACGTCACTTATACACATCACCACGTACAGGTGCGACGTATTTTAGTCGTAATCATGCGAATAACTACACGCATGAGCAGGCGACAGCAGTATTACAAAATCTGCCGTATCCAGACGCGTTCATCCAGTCTGAATACGACTGCCATTACCGCGAGACAGATGAACGCGGTAACATCAAGGATTACATGTGCGCATAAACCCGTACATTTAATCATAAAATAATCAGAGGAAGGAGAAGAAGATATGGACAACCGTTATTTCACAGTTCAGGAACTCCAGGCACTCAAGTTCTACGAGCTTCCGAATACCATTTACAGTCATATTCTGTCAGACCTCGTTCATCTCTTTGGGGTCATGACAGATAAAATGCTTAATGCATTCAATAATTCCAGTATTGAACAGCTGGATCAATATGTGGATATATATAAATATATTTACATATTATAACTATCAACAATTTTAAACTTGCTATCCCTTATTCCTGTGAGGAGCAGGCTTTTTCCTATCGGAAATTGCAAGGTCGAACCTTGATAGGGGATTTTTCTATGCCCTTCTATAATGCCCATGAAGAGTATAGATTTTAACAACGGAAACAAAATATAAGGTTATGCCTAAACCAAAAGGCAAGAAGGAGAATTATCATGACAGAAATTAAAACAAATGAAACAATTAATGTTTTCCCATGTACATACATACTTATCAGTCGAGCAATTCGTCCTCTCGATCATGAAACTATAACAAAAATATGTCAACAGGATGAAGACTTCCAAAAACGTGTTTTAGATCTCCTTATCAACATATGTGGGTCTAGTGTATATACAGACATTGAATTTCAAGACTGGTCAGAATATGAACCTGATAAATCCTCTAATGGTGGTTGTTATAGATTCAGTAAACATTACTACTACAATAAAGATTCAGATTTGTGGACACTACAATACGAAACATCCGCAGATATGGAGTATTGTCCTATATGTGGACACTTTGGAAATCATGAAGAATATGATGACGATACATTTATCGGTTATTCTTGTGGTAGTGCAAAAATAATCTCATCTACAAAAATGATTCAAACCGTAATTAGTTTTATGCTTAATTACAAAGATGATACTGATCATATTATGTTGGTTAGATAAAACAAGGAGGAATTAATCATGAAAAATAATACAATTAAATCATTCGATCATTTTGTATCTCATAACTTCTTCGGCTACAGTGCCCACACATTATACCAGGAACTCTGCCATTCATATCCGGCAGAAGTAGCATCCCAATGGGTGTATGTCAATATATGGCATACATTCATTGATAATGACACACCAGAAGATATTGATATTGCACGTCATGTAGCGTGTATCATTATTGGTGATCCAACCTTTGAGATCCGAGCACTTGATGCTCGTGATTACATTGATTACTGCATGGCTACTCATGAATATGAGCGCCTTGCGACTCTTGCAAATGATGCGCTTGATTTATATCTTAAGGGCGTTATTAGTCTGCATGAATTCAAGCTCATCATTGCAGCTAATAAAAACTAATTAAATTATCCGCCAGTCTATATGATTTTCCTTGACTGGCGGATTTGAAAAAAGGGAAACTTTTTAGAATCGGTTTTTCTGGACGGGATACCCCCATGTACAGGGAAATAAAAAGGAGAATAAACTATGAAGAAAAAATTATTCACAGCAATTATCACACTTGCAACAATCACACTTACATCTTGCCAATCAGTTCCGGCAAGTGAAACAGAAAAAATCTTTACTGATGGATCCAAAATCACATCAATTGAAACTACGGAAACCGGTGCACTCTATACATTTACAGACGGAACCGGATACTATCATGAAGAAAATGAAATTCCGGAACTTTCAAATGTAAATGGTCTGTATCCACTTACCGGAATTGTTACAGAAATCGAATACGATGTAGAGCCGGAAGTGGATCTTGTAACAATCACCTGCCCCAACGGAAATATGTTCTCATGGTATGCAGATGCCGGAGATTATGAAATCAATGACCTTGCGTCCTGTATCATGGATTCCAAGGGAACTAAATATGTAACTGATGACGAAGTGTTGCTGGCCCATTACGCAGGTGGATTAAAACACTTCGAACAGTATACAGTAAAGTAATTTAATTAAACAGAAGGGAAATAAATCATGACAAGAGAAGAATATAACAAGAGGGCAGCAGCTAGAAAAAAGAAATCAATCATCATTAAAAGCAGCTTAGGTTTAGCTGCTTTTTTCATGTTTGCCGGAATTATTGGCAAAGTAGATCAAGACACATATGCCGGGATCCATTCTGTCAAGGGAACTGTTTCTGCATCAGGAAACTATATCCTTGATGAGAATGGAAAAGCATATGATGTATCCGGATTCCAGAGCGGATCCGAAGTAACAGTGAAATTAGATAAACAGGGAAATATCCTGTCTGTTGTAAGTAAATAAGTGAGGTGATTATATGTATTCAATGGAAACTTATCTTGATGATGATAGACTTCCGGTTATTGAGAAAACAAAAATATGCGAAGAGAAAGTAACACTCAATAATCCGGAACTAATATTTAATTTCTTAAATAAATATCTTCGGCTAGGGAACCGGACTGAGGAATATGTGTACCTAATATGTTTTGACACAAAATCACATCCATTAGGTTTATTTGAAATTAGCCATGGGACTGTGAATTCGGCAGTATTATCCCCAAGGGAAATATATATGAAAGCTCTATTATGTGGTGCTGCCAATATAGTTATGGTCCATAACCATCCTAGTGGCGATGTCTCTCCATCTCAAGTAGACATGAACGCTATGGAAAGAATTAAATCCGTAGGAGAATTGTTATCACTTCCCTTAATGGATTTTATTATATGCGGAGATATCAGCTACTTTTCCGCTAAAAAGCAATCAATTCTTTAGAAATGAGGTGAATCATATGGAACGCAACTACAAACTCCGAATTTACTACAAGTCCGGCTTCCAGAAGGGAAACTTAAAAAGAGAAGAGTTCTTCTCAACCAAAGAATCCATGCAGCAGAGATACAGAGAATTATTTAAACCAAAAGAATATGCTCTGAATCCCACAGCATGGGAAAGAATAAATGGAGAATGGCTGAGAATGTTTATTACATCGGCCGCATAAGAAGGGAGAATAATCATGATACCAAAACAAAAGAAATTAGATGCACTTAATGCCGACATCAGAGGAATGGTGAAAGCAATCAAAGACTTCAAGGCAAAGAGAAAGGCTGCCATTGAAGCAAATGATTATGAGACAGCAGAGCAGATGTGGAGCAATGAAAAAGCGATGGCTAAAAATCTGGCAGAGGCAAATTACCAGAAGATTAAGCTTTATTACTCCAAGGCAGATGCTATCTATGAAGATAAGATCATTGCAATCTGCAGCCTGCCTGGACTTATTGGCATGAAGGAAGCAAATCTCATTGAGTGTTGTGCAAATATCAACGGTCGCAAGCTCTATGCAATTTAATTAAACAGAAACGAGGTGTATACAATGACAAAAGGAAACGGAAGCATTGGTTCCATTACAACTATGGGAAATCTTCCTTTATATGGATGTGTAAACCCATGTAGAAAAATTAATACAACATACAAATCTCGAATTAATTGGAAGATGGAAATTAGAACCTTAATGAGAGATTTTAGTTTTCCAAAAGATATAATAGAATCTGTTATTCGGACAACGGAAATCGAATGTCCACATGAAGATGCAGACATGAAGTACAATCATGCCTGGAGAAAATTCTGGACATTGATCGGTTAAAAACTAAATAAAAATTAAATTAAACAAAAGAAAGAGAGAAAGAGGTAGATTAAAATGATGAACTACAAAGCAATCGAAAAATTACTTACAGGAGAAACAGAGAAAGAAAGCAAAGTAATCAGACCGGAAGTATTCAAAGATCAGACAGCATTTAACACAGTAATGAGTAACTGCCAGAGAATCGGAGGCAAAAGATTTTGCTGTATTCCATTGGAGCTTCTGGAAATTGATGAAGACTATCAGAGAGTATATTGTATTAACATGGAGAAAGTATATTCGCTTGTACGCAAATGGGACTTCAACAAATGTGAGCCAGTTCTGGTATCCCCACATCCAGAAACAGCAACATTCGCAGTAATTGATGGATCTCATAGAATGCTGGCAGCAGGCATTCGGGAAGAGAAATATGTTATTGCGGTACTTACAGAAGGATTACCTGTGGATCCTATGGAAAGGAAAATGAAAGAAGCCGCATTATTTTCCGAACAGGGAGATGATGTTGATAAATTATCGCTTGCTCAGAAACACAGAGCAAATGTCACTATGGGTGTCAAAAAATATTGCGTTCTTGACAATTGCCTTAAAGGAAGAAAATTACTTTTAAGTGTGCATGAACTGAAGAATCTTCCAAAAGAGAAACGAGATGCATTAAAAGCAGCTGATTACAAAGTCCTCACAGGATATGCAGCAACAAGAGATGCAGCAGCTCTTACTAATGGTGAAGAGACTCTCAATAATATCTTCGATATTATCGAAAAAGCTGGATGGCATACAGAGCCAAATGGATATGCAGCAAATGTTATTCGCCCAGTAAAAAGTGTTTTGAACATGCATGATAATGATCCACGAGTTGTTAATGCAATTATTGGAATATTTGAGCCAATCAAACCGAACACATTTTTCGCTGATGCACTTTCGAAATATCATGGCAGAAGACCAGCGGAATACCTCACAATGCATCTGGAAAAAGAAGTTGCTAAGAAATTAGGGATTCAACCTTTATATACCGGCGGTGATTTAAGAAAAGTTACTTCTGTAATCAATAGTCAGCGCTATTACGGAGCAACTGGAACAGAAAACAAATAAAACAAATTAAATTATACAGAATATAGCACTTGCATTTTAGTACCGTAAGTGCTATACTCTGCTCAAAGACAAACGAATGTTCGATATCATAATTCAGCTTCGGCATATGCGGCGTGAAATTTAGAGCCGCTCTCCTTCTAAATCGTAGCTGAATTATGCTATTGAGCATAAGAATAGGAGAGAAAGCAAATGAATAAAGCAGAAGCAAAAGCAGTAGTAACAATTCCAATGAAGGGAAGATACTTTCTTCATAAAAACGGAAGTATTATTCCGGTCACAGACCTGATCAATGCGATCTATCTCATGACAGGAGATGAAAAAATCAATGAATGGGATCCGGATCTTGAGTTCTATATTCGTACATTCTTTGGGAATATCGTAAGAGAAATGTCCCCAACAGAAATAACAGTCAAGAACTTTCTGAAGCATGAGGAGAAAGTAAAGGCAATTAAATTATACTATCACATGCACAATACGGAATCTAATAAATGCACACTGGTAGAAGCCAGAGATTATGTGGAACAGTTGAAAACAAAAATGAAAGAGAGAGGTGAACTGTAATGACAAAGATTAAAGAAGCAGTAGATAATCATAAAAATTACGAAAAATTCCATATGAAAACAATCGTTGCCCACAATGGAGTGCTGGTTGACATTGTAGTTTCTGCCTCATACGAAGAAACAAAATTCGATAAAATCATGGCAGACTGTAAGCGCCAGGAAGAAGAACGTAAGCGTGAACGACGTAGAGAAAAAATTAAATTAATCAATCTGTTCACAGGAAGAAGAGAAAAGAGGGAAATCGCATGATAACAAGTAATAAAATGCCGGAGCTGGCAGCTACAGATATTGTAAAGTTAAGAAATGGAAAAATTGGGATTGTGTTAGGAAATAAGAATTCTAATAACCATCTTGCCATTTATACTAACAATACTACATGTGTATCTTGTGAAGAATATTTAAGTAATTATGAGTCAAACAGACATAATAATGATCGCAACATTGACATTATCAAAGTATGGAAATCAAATTTTGAAAGGCAATGTGCTTTAATTGATGAATTCTATACAAAAAACAATGCTCCAACATACATGGATCCTGATTGGGAAGAACCAACTACAATGACTGTAAAAGAAATTGAAAAAATTATCGGTCATCCGTTCACGGTCATTGAGGAAGAGGTGGGTGAAGATGAATGAAACACTGTCATTCGCAGGATGGAGACCAGGCAATCCGGATCAAATCATCCCGTGGAAAGAGAAATTCGATGAAGAATATAGCGACGGAGGCCAGTTAACATTACTGTCAAAAGAAATCTATCAGGCAGAAGCAGATGAAGATATGCCGGCTTTCGAATATCGCTATATTATTAAAGCAATGGATCTGCAGGCGTTTGGATCAGATCAGAAAACAATTTGTATCCGTTTATACATGTGTCCGTTACCACAGTATTGGAAGTCAGAAGTATTAAAGGATCTTTCGGAAGATAGCAGCGCAGATTGGTTCTTCGAAGACGCGGTAAATTCAGATGTCCTTCCATATATAGGAGAAGAGTATTTGAATTATACAGATAATGATATCCTACCAGATAAAAATGGTAATAAACGGTACGATTACTTTTATCACATCACTGATTGGGCCAAAGCAAATGAATTATTCAACATGATTGCAACAGTTCTGTATCCGATGGACCGTACACGCGGTCACGGTCTTGACCAGGTATGGAACCAGCTGGGAAACACCGGTTGGGATTTACTTGAATACGTCCTCAATGGGAAAGATTGGGTAAATACAGCATTATCAAGGTATCGAAACAAGTATAATTAACTTTACATCAATACAAAAATATGATATATTTAAAACAAGTTAAATTAACTGCGCATAAGGAGAAGTAATATAATGAAAACAAAAGCAGTCCGCAGCCAGAGAATCGCATGGCTGTTGAGGAAAGAGGGATTTAAAATTCTTGGCATCACGCCAAATAGAAGACGTCCAAATCTGGATGTTTATATATTTGAAGCAACACCGGAATTATGTGCTTCATTGGATACACACATCCAAAATAAAGACAACAGAAGAGACAACTAATGAAAGCAAATCGGAGGAAAAATCATGAGCGAAAAAGAATTTGACAGAGGGAAATGTTTTACCTTCTTTGCTTCGTATAGGAAACAGGGCGAAAGAATAAAAGAAATTCTTGGGCCGGAGAAAGCTCTGGAATATTATGAGGCGGTCATAGATTATGGACTGTATGCCAAACCAATAGACAAAGAACTTCTATTATATGTAGGAGATACCTTACTTGAAACGATCGACTCATCCCAAGAGAAGCGGTCACGAGCATTTGGTGAGAACATGACCGTCACTTTATCCATCTTGGAATTGAAGCGTGATCATCCAGAATATTCTCAGAATCAGATTGCGCAAGAGCTGAAGACGAGCAAAGGCAAAGTCAATAAAGTGCTTACAAAATACAGAGATGGCGGGTATGCAGATTTTGTTGACTTTAACTTGCTCATAAATGAAATTGAATATGATCCTACGGGGCAGGTGATATGGCCATCTGGTTCCGGTACTGGTACTAATTATAATACTAATAATAATTATAATAATAATAATAATAGTACCGACCGGTACCGTGACCACCAGCGTGACCGCTTGGATGGTCTGGTAGCCGGATCGCTCGGAAGAGTCGCTGACGCTCCAGATGTCGTCGCTTCCGCTCCTAACTCCGCTGACGCTGCGCGCTTACGCTTGCCAGATGATCTGACGGAAGATATTAAGAATATGAACTTCGAAGCGAAAATAGATGACAAATCTATGTTAGAGGTTATGGATCGTGATTATCGTGATTATTTAGATGATGGTTGGGAGACTCACGAGGATATTAGAGATAAGCTTATCGAGAAGTTTACTACCGGATTCTATTGTGGTGATAAGGATAAAGTAACTGCTTATGCAGAGTTCTTGATGGAACACTATAAAATTTAATTAAACAAACAGGAGGAAGATATGAAAGTATTTTTATTATGTAGTCTTAATGATGAAGATTACAGACGTCCATGCTTTGAATTCTTTAAGAGTCTTTCTGAAGCTCACCAATCTGTCATAGATTATATTGCGAATGATATTAAAGATGATAAATATGGTGCGGATAGAGAAATTAAATATGTTATGGATATAAGTTTTCCCAAAAATCGCAGAATGCGTATAGATTATTCTTATGGAAATGAACATTTCTTAGTATTTGAAGTCTTCGAAATTCAAGTATCTGATGGAGATTTTCTATGCATTTTTCATCATGCTTATGATGGCGTTGGTTTTTGCATTGAGAAAATTGGAACATTTGAAGAATGTAGAAACCAAATGTTAGATTCAGCAGCTCAGACGGCAAATGATTTTGATATAGATATAACAAATGATGATGTGTTTGAAGTAAATGAAGGTGATTCATGTGTAGATACCGGTGAAGAATGGCACATGTGTAATGTTGTTCAATTTAATTTAAATGATATTCAGGACGAGCAAGATAAACAGAAATATGATGAAAACGTATATCGTGACATGGAAGAAATATGTAGTCCTATATATCCCAACCCTGTTCATACAAAAACAGAAAAAATAACAGACGATTTCATCAAAGAAGTCGATAAAATGGAATCACATGAAGTATTTAAAGAATTATGTGAATACCATGGAGTAACACCTGGGCTGGTAGAATATTTATATGAATCAGTGTACGGACGACCAAAAGAGAAAACGAAAGGATGTTATATAGAATAAGAAAGGAGAATAATATGAGTGCAACAGCTGATTTTGCTCGTGATTATAATATTGATGTATTTGAGGTAAATGAATATGATTCATGCATAGACACTGAAGATGAATGAAAAATGTATAATGTTGTTCAATTTAATAAAAGCGAAGCTTAAATGGAGATAATATCACATAAAAATAAGGAGAGATAAGTATGGGATTTTTAAATGTTAAAACAAGCTATTCAGTATACAAGAATTGTATGCTGCGTTTAGGAAAATATATGATGGATGAAAGTCTGGCTGTTGAGATTTACAACAGACAGGATGGAGAGATTGCAAGACTGACGACTTGCTTGTGTGATCCTACATTACCTGAAGATGTGGCATATGTGGACACAAATAATTGCCCTTGGGCGGTGGCTTTCCTTGAGGAAAATGGTTTGGCAGAGAAGACAGGGAGAACAAAAAGAAGTGGATATTGTGTTTATCCGGCAATGAGATTTAACAGAGAAAAAATAGCACAGTTTGAGGAAGAAGAAAATTAAATGGAGGTAGTAATATGAGTGCAACAGTACCTATTTCTGTATGGAATAATGTAAAAGAATATTTCAAAGAACATCTGGATGACAGATATGATCTTCAGGATGTAATCCGTTATAAAGATCCAATGGACTCATACCTGTATATGGTAATTGCAAAACATAAGAATTATTCAGCAATTAAGGCATCTATAGGTGGTGGACCATGGGTTGTATGGACTACTTGGAATGAATCTACACAATCACTGAATGGTGGACATTATGATATCAAAACATATGAAGACGCTTTGTCAATCTGTGAAGCGAGAAGAAAATAAAGAAAAGTGAGGGATAAGAAATGTCAGCATTAAATAATTATAAGGAAGTAAAACAGAAACTTGATGAGGTAAGAACAATTACGGGAGACTTAGAATTTAATACTGCCGTCACATTCTTAATGCAGATCGGATGGAGTAATAAGAGAGATGTTATCTCCTTATGCAATAAATATAATACCGAGCCGGAAGAGAATGTAAATAAAAAGGTTGCAAATGCAGCTTTAATGATTAGCAATATCGCAGAACCAATTGAAGTCCTTACATATGTAAAGCTTGAGTGCCCACTTTGGACTGAGGGAATTGAATCGAAACGTCTCAAGAAAATCGCAGAAGATGTAATCAACGCCGGATATAAATACTGCAAGGATCCGCGAGTTGACACTTTTGAAGACTGGAAAGAGCTTCTGGAACAACAGTATGGAATTACGCATGAAGAGTTACAAAAAATTCTGTATCTGAACGAGAGAGGAGAAATGTAAAATGGTAGATTACAAAGAGAAAATCAAAAAACTTTTGGCGTTAAGTAAGAGTCCGAATGAACATGAGGCTCAGTCGGCTCTTGCAAAAGCGCAACGGCTTATGGCGGAACACAAAATTTCTATGGCAGAGGTCGAAGACAAAGAAAAAAGAAAGGCGCATGAACATTCAGCTGGAATTACTTATTCGACTAGAAGAGATCCTTGGATTTTAAGATTGTCTAAAGTTATTAGTAAGAATTACTGCTGTGAAAGTTTTTCTCGTAGAGAAAAAGGTAAACAAACGTATAAATTATATTTTTGTGGGTTAAATGAAGACGTTGAAATTTGTATGATTGCATTCAAATATGCAACTGATTGTATTCAATCAGAAATTAAAAAGAGAAAACAAAAAGGTAAGCTATTTAATTATACAAACGAACTGGTTACATCCATGTGTAATGGATATGCTTATGGTTTCATTAAAGGACTTGATGAAGCGTTTGAAGAACAAAAAAGAGCAGCTACACAGTCAGAGGCAAATTGGGGCTTAGTGTTATCTACTCCTCCAGAAGTAAAGCAAAGAATGTCTGAGCTTGGATTAAAGACAACTACGTTCCGATCTAAGCAAGCTGCAAAAGTATCAAAATCAGATTATGAAGCTGGTAAGAAGGACGGAAGAGATTTTGATATTACTAAAAGAGTGGCCGGTGAGTAAAGTAAATAAATAAAACAGAATAAAAATTTAATTAAACAAAGGAGATGTATATTATGATGGACAATACAATTGAAAGAAGAACAAATAACCTTACACATGTAGAAACGATGTTTGATGCAAGAAGAACTCCATGGGACGGACTTGGAAAGAAAATTGCCGGGGCAGTTACATCAAAAGATGCAATCAGATTAGCAGGTCTGGACTGGAATGTAGTTCCGACAGATATTATTTCTGAAGCTACAGGATTAAAGATTCCTGGTTATAAAGCCAACGTAAGAGATTTGGATGATAAAGTGCTTGGCGTTGTTACAGATCGTTATAAGGTAGTGCAGAATGATGAAGCCTTTGCTTTTACAGATGGATTACTTGGAGAAGGTGTACGATATGAAACTGCAGGTGCTCTTCAGAGCGGTAAGAAAGTATGGATGCTTGCAAGACTGGAAGGCAGAATGATTACTGATGAAAAAATTGATCCGTTCTTAGTGTTTACGAACAGTCATGATGGAAAAGGATCAGTCAGAGTAGCTATTACACCGGTACGTGTATGGTGCCAAAATACACTCAATCTGGCCCTTAAAGAAGCTGAAAGACAGTGGGTATGCAAACATACCGGACGCATTGATGAGAAGCTTGTGGAGGCGAAATACACGCTCATGAACACCGAACATTATCTTGAAGCTTTAGAAACAGAATTCGGAAAGATGAAGATGAAAAAGCTTGATGTTGATAAGGTACATAAGTTTGTTAAGATGTTACTTCCTATCAACGAAAAAGATGGGGATCGTAAGGTAGCAAACATTCAGGAAATGCGAAACGAACTTATGATGAGATATCTTAATGCTCCGGATCTGCAGGTGCTTGAGCCATCTGCTTATAGATTTGTGAATGCTGTTTCTGACTTTTCTACACATAGAAAACCGTCCAGAGGAAGCGAATACTATCAGGAAAACATGTTCATGAAAGTAGTAGACGGAGATGAACTTATCGATAAGGCTTACGCAATTTGTGATGCTGAGGTTTGATACCGAGGTATCACGGAAGGGAGTAATGTAATGGAAGCAGTAAATAAAACTAATGGAAATATTTACCGTATTCAGCAAGATACAAATGGTAAATGGTTTGGTTATTGTGATCGGACAAAAGAATACACTCCAGCGTTTGTAAAATTGAAAGGATTGATAGGATTGTTTGAATTGAAAGGATATGAGGTGGTTGAAGAATGTTAAAAGAAAAATTAGTTATTGAAAGAAAAGCAGCTACATTGATCACAGTAGATTTTACAGCGCCGGAGATTGTGGGGTATGCTATGGCGTGGCTGAAGCTGTGTAATGTTGCAAGAGAATTAAAACGTATTTGGAAAATAGAAAATGATCGATCAAATAAAGTATATGTTTGGTGCGATCCACATTATAAAGATGAAATAATAGATTTTCTTACAGGTATTGTGTATTTTCACAAAGATGGAAAACCTATTCCAATAGGTAAAGTTTTAGATGCATGTGATGATACAATTGGCGTTCCAGTATATGAGTATGAAAGTACTTGTGACTCAAATGATGAACAGTGGTATGAAGACATCGAGCATGCTATTTCAAACTGGACAGCAATACAAGATAGTTTTTGTTAAAAAGGAGGCTTAGATTATGAAAAAAATCATTAACGGAAAAAAGTATGATACGGAAACAGCGAAAGAAGTTGGTTATTGGAGCAATGGATATCCATGTTCTGACTTCAATCATTGCGAGGAAACCTTATATCTTAAGAAAACAGGAGAATATTTTCTGTACGGAGAAGGTGGTGCTTTAACTGAATATGCAAGAAGTGTATGTGGCGGAAGCACTGGTGGATCTCGAATTATTCCTATGACTGAAGAAAGCGCAAAGGAATGGGCTATGGAACATCTGGAATGTGATGAATATGAAGCGTTGTTTGGAGAGGTAGAAGAATGAAATTTAATGGAAAATGTAAGATTCGATTACTTAGAGATTTTCCAACAATCAATTTGAGAATGGGTGACAGCCTTACTGTTTATAAATATAAGTATAAAAAGTGTTCCGATGAAATTACATATGTTCATCCAAGAACATATCTTAGATTTACCCCAGAAGATGTGAAGGAACTGTCGGATGACGCAAAAGAATATGAATTCAAAGTGTTTATGGGACCAGACGGAATAGATGGTCCGTGTCTTGGGAAAATGTGTGTAACTGAAAATTCTTCTGACGAAGCTTATAATGTAATGCTTGATATTATCGGTTGTAGATTGGTAGAGTCGTTTCCGGAACTTGATATTCCGTATTCTATTGAATTGGTCGAAGAAAGTGAGGATGAATAATTATGCAAAACGTGTATATTACCAGAAATGGAAAGCAGATTCAGCTCACAGTGGATGAAATTAAGGCAGCTTGGGCTGCCTGGGATGCAGAATTGAGAGAGGAGCAGTTGGATATTTACAAAGAAGAAGTAAAACAAACACTGTTGAAATTAAGTAAGGAAAATGACAAACCTGAATATGAAAAGGCTGCGGATAATGACGACATTATAGATGAAATTGCTAGAGATATTAGAAGAGCCATTGAAAACGGATGTGATTATGATTGGTGCTTTGATACCAGTAAGTATGGAGGTTTTATGGATAGTTATAATACTGCGATAGTAGTTTGGGGAAAGGCGGATGACATAGATGAGACTGATTATTGAAGGTAAAACAAATAGAGATGACGTAATGGTAAATACAGCGAAAGTAACATTACCATCTGGAGATGTGTATACGATTGATAGGGATTGTACTGAATACACTATTAGTACAGTAACCGGGTATTTATCAATGACTTGGGATATGTGTTATTTACATATGATTAATGATATTTCGCCATTTGGAAGAAATACCGCTTATCTCTCAAGCGATGATGGATTTCAGGATATTCTTAATGAAGGGACGTTGGAACTTGAACTTGAGGATGATGCTGATCCAGATTATGTTGTTGAAGTTGCTGAATGGAGCTTTTGTTGAAAGGAGTTAAATTATGGGATCAGTATATTCTATACATTCACAGATGAAATTCAAGGATAAGGATAAAGCAATTAAAATACTGCAAGCAAAAATCAGCAGAGGAGAAGAGGAGCATATTGATTATGGGTTGGATACATATAGAAAATCAGAGAATTTAGATATTAATGATATTGATGATCTGATTGCTGTGTTTATTGGTATCGGAAAAATGTTCGATGTTGCTAACGATGATGATGGCTGGACTACTTATGATAATGGCTTTGATGCTTCTTATGGGTGGGAATCTGTCATGATGGAAATGTTTGAAGAACTTGCACCAGTATTGGAGGACGCATCAGATCTTTTCGTTGAGTGTGATGACGGAGTAGATGTGTTAGTTATTAAGGATGGAAAATGTATTCAAGAGAAATGAGGTGATGAGATGAAGGATATTTTGCTAGAGAAAGTGTTTGAAGCAGAAAGATGGGAAGCAGCAATTAATAAAGGGTTTTTCAAGGGAATTGATAAAGGAGAGCTGCGCCAACTTTGTGGTCCAGAGACAAGAATAAGATTGGCAATGGCAATTCTGGAAGATAATTATGAAATCGCTCCGCCACACCAAGCATTAATTCCAAAGGACAATGGAGAGTTTCGAACAGTATATGTAAATGAAAATATTGATAGGATCTTTTTATCTATTGTAAATGATTTACTGTTTGAATGGTGTTCAGATATGATTCATCCAGCTTGTAAAAGTTATCAGAAGGGAATCGGCTGCGGCAAAGTCGTGCAGGAGATATCTCGTAAACTTCAACCAGATTTGCATCAGCATTCGAATGATATTTTAGGATTCAAAGCAGATTTAAGTAAGTACTTTGATTCTGTCCCGATTGAATTTATCGATGACGCATTTGATTGTGTGGAAAGAAGAATTGGAAAATCAAAGGTGATTACAATTTTACGAAAATATTATCATACAGACCTTTGTTTTGATCCAGATGGAAATTTAATTAAACATTACCAGAGCTTAAAGCAAGGATGCGCGGTAGCTTCATTTTTAGCCGATGTAATGTTACATCATGTTGATCTTAAGCTTTATGAAAAGTCACGCATTAACATGGCCAGTATGTATGTAAGATATTCGGACGATATTTTATACATTGGAACTCAATATGAAAATGCCATGAGTATTCTTGAAGAAGAATTAAATAAGATGTCGATGAAATTGAATCCAAAGAAAGTAGAATACCTTACAGGTGACAAATGGTTTAAATTCCTGGGATTTATGATAAAGGGAAGTCAAATCACATTATCACCAAATCGTGTAAAACAATTTCAGAAAGAAATTTCAAAACGAAGCATTGGCAATTTAAATTATCATGTCGGCGGTAAAATTGCTTTGAAATCTATTAACCGATATCTGTATAAAGGAGACGGAACTTATTCTTGGGCAACGCAGGTACTTCCGATTATCAATGTGGAGAAAGATATTGATACATTGAATGAATTTGTTATGGATTGTATCCGAGCCTGCCAGACAGGTAAAAGAAATATTGGTGGATTAGGAACTGTAACTAATCGAAAAGATTGCACAATTCTTAGAGGAACCGGAAAAAATGTATCCGCCAATAGAAAGAACACAGAAAAAGAAATTGAAGGATACTATAGCATTCGGTGTATGCAGAAAGCTTTGAATATCTGCAGACCGGTATACGATACAATTGTAAGGGAGATGTGAGTATGTATATTGTACCGAAAATTGAAGTAAGAGAAGCGGAGGATATTATAGATTTCGCTACGACAATGGATTCAGACATGAATCAGTATTTTGAAGAAAAGAAAACGTTGTTGGAAGATATACCAAGAGGTGAGAATCCCGGAACTGCATATTATTCGTTTTATCCAGCGGTAATAAATCCTAAGCTGTTTTATGCGTACATTTTGGCAATTAAGTATTTTCAAGATGGTACATGTAAATGGAAATTATGTTTAACATCTAGGGAAAATGAAGAGTGCCATATGACATTAGGAATTATGCGTGGTACTGAAGAAGAAGCGAAAGAACGACTTGCAACAATTCTTTCTTCTGGAAGTATTAAATGAGGTGATTATATGAGCAAACATTTATTTTTATATAGAGTTAAAGATTCTGATGATCGTGATTGTTGCGCATATATTGATGCAGCCGGTCCAAAATTTGAATGTAACCACTATTTCAGCTCAATTAGATTATGTGGAAGTTGTTATTCTGGTGGGAAGTTTCCTGAGTATGAAGAAATTGAAACAATTCTCACAAAAGATGAATATGAAGAAATTATTTCATTCAATATATTTATCAAAGCACTTGATTATGGAATCACGAAGGGTGATAACCGATATAAAGCAGGTATTAAACTTATTGATTCTATCAAGCATATCTATGACAAATTAAATTCTGATGAGGCGCTTGCCTTCTTTGAAAAAAATTCAGAAAAGCGAAATGAAATATCTGAAAAAAGAGTACAATTTATCAGATCGTAATATCGAAGAGATACTTAATGAATATACAGAAGATTTTAGAGATCGCAGTATTGTAAGTTATGTATATGATGATAGTGAAGAAGCTGGACGCGAAGAAGCTTGGCAGTTAGGATATGTCAAAGATGATGATCCAATTTCTTCTAAATATTTTGACTATGAGAAATTTGGAGAAGACTTAGTTGAGTATGATGAATACTTCATGGAATTATGTGATGGAAGAGTTGTAAGGTTGAGTTATTAAAATTTAATTAAACAAAATGGAGGTGATTTTATGCTGATTTTAACGACAAAATTAAAAAACGCAATTAATAAAAAGAAACCTGGCATGGAGTTTTCATTGCATCAAATTTCTGTAAATGGGAATAAGCGTGGTACCAGTGGATGGATTAGGAATCCAGAAAATAATTCAGTAGTATATGTTAATACAGAAGGAATTAAATGGAACGGTCAACCTATAAAATATATGTACAGGTATGCTGACGATATGAAAGATACTCATGGTTATCATAATAGATGGGCTGCTTCATTAGAGGAATTAGTAAATGGAATTACAGAATTACTTTTATTTCCGGTAAGCGAAGTAAAAGATTGTCGAATATAAAAGAGAGAAGGTAGGATTATGCCAGAGCCAGAGAAAAAATTAATTGAAATTACTGTAGAAAAACGACTTAGAGTATGCAAAGAGATTGAGGCTACAGAAGAAGAAATTGAATTTCTTAGACGAGGAGAAAATCCTTTTGAAAGTGAATTTAGTGACGAGGAGATGGAGCATGGCGATATTGAATGGGATTTTGCAGCTGCTGATGAATACGGTAGAACAATTATAGGTTGGGATTAATCAAATAGATAAAAGCGAGGAAAGCGAATATGAATAGCAAATTAATAGTAAAAGATGTGGAATTTCATGGAGATATGTTAAGAGCAGCGCAGGATCCGGACGGAAAGGTTTGGGTTGGTGTTCGTTGGATGTGTCAGGGTATTGGTTTTGGAGAAGATAAGATCGATAATGAACGGAAGAAAATACAAAAAGATGTTGTTATATCCCAAGGAGTAAAATTTCACTCCTTGGGATCTGGGAATTCAAATACAAAGGTTCTTTGTCTTGATCTTGACTATGTCCCTTTATGGCTAGCAAAAATTGCTATTACACCAACAATGCAGAGAGAAAATCCTGTATTAGTAAATAAACTAATCGATTATCAGTTAAAGGCAAAAGATGTCCTTGCAGCTGCATTCTTAGGAGACAAGAAAACGACAGAAGAAATTGTTCCAGTATATAAACCACAAGGGAATATGATTCAGCTGCAATTTCCGGATATTCAGATGCCTACAATTCCGGATTATTCAAATCGACTCGATGAAATTAATAACAAGATCGATAAATTATATACTGAAATTGGAAAGTTTGCAACAGCAATGATGAATAAGAATGCTGATCCGGTTAAATTAAACAATGCAATATCTGTTAAAAAAGAGGATAAAAAGAAAGTTGTATCACCAACAGAACAGGAATATTACGATTGGAAGAAAAGAACGAATGAATTTGTTGATAAGCTTTCAGAAAGTTCTAAATTTACTGATCGAAATAGTGTTTTAAAATATTTATATGATTATATAAATAAAACATATGGAATTGTATGGGACCAGGAGAAGAGAGAGTACAGAAGAAGACATTCCAATATTTCTAAAGTTTCTACATTTGATGTTATTTATGAAGATGAACAATTGCGTTCAATTTTCGATTGTACTCTGGCAGATATGGCTGAAAAGTATAAAAATACATGCAAAATAGATTTAATTATGCAGCCTCTGATAAAAAAGATAAATGATGAAAGCGCAAATTACACTATAAGTTATCGAAAGGTATATGCAATGCTTAGAAAAACAGATCCTAATATTAATTGGGTAAATCTGAAAAAGAGATATGTTTCTAAACATGGAAGTGCTGGGTATAGTAGAAAAAAGGTCGTTGATAGCAATCCAGAGTTACGTGCGAAATTTGAAAAAGCAGTTAACCTTGTATTAATGGAGGAGGATAAAAAACATGAAGGTGGAAGAAAATAACATTCAAACATTTTGCGGAAAAGATCTCTTTAAATGGGAAAGCTGGGATGAGTTAGATGCCGGGACATTACAGTTCTACGGAGTGGAATTCTGCATTGATTATTTGAAAAAATATAATGGAATGTGTGTGGTTTTAAGTATTGAAGGACAGCTTGATATATTTTCAGCAGATGAATCTGGGAATGATGTGCATGAATGGTCCGGATTTGTAACAAAGATTCCAGGATTTTTAGCAGGCGAAAAAGTTTACAGAGTAGTTCATGAATATGACGATGAATTTAGATTTAATGTAACAGAAACAATAGCTATTTGTACAACAGAACAGAAGGCCGATGAAATTGTCGAAGAGAATAAAAAAGATGGGCTTGATGAAAACGAAAGTTATTGGAGTTTGGTTGAAGAATTGGAGGGATAAAGGTATGCCGGATAATATTTGGTTGTATGGGTTTGATGGATTCAACGGTCTGAAGACAGTTGGTTTTGTTATAGCTAATACGGATACAGAAGCCGAACATAAGGTTTGGCGAATGTATAATGATTTCGGTACTGATGAATATGATCTGGATGATCTGGTTGTATGGCAACCAAGAAATGATGAAGATTATAGAGAAGATTATCCTGATGTAATGGAAATAGTTTATTAGGAAAGGGATTAATAATATGAAAATTATAGATAAAAGAACTGAGAAAAAAGAATATACATTTAAAGATTTAGTGTGCGGAAATGTGTTCGAATATTCAGGAGATATTTATTTAAAGTTAGATACTTCTGGTGAGGATAATAATGCATACAATCTTAATACATGCAAATTTGCAACATTATCAGACGATGCTGTGATGCCAATTGAAACAGAACTCGTAATACGAGATACAAAAAACATGACTGGCCAGAATGACAAAACAGAACTTATTGGAGGTATTATTGATATCTTTGAAGATTTTTTAGATAAAAAGGGTGTGACTTTGGAGCCTCCTAAAAAAAGCTATGAAATGGAATTAGATGGTAGCATGAATGCTAATATTTATGGCACTGATTATGATTCTATTTCAGATTCATTAGAGTCACTTCTACGAAGTTGGAAAGTAATTGAATAAGTAATTTAATTAAACGAGAACACACTCGGAATATACAAGATTAATTCAATTCAATGGTGCTGCCATTATTCCTGGTTACGGATCTGAAATCCGGTCTACCGAACCGGCTTTAAGATCCTCCACCAGGAGAATCGCAGCTCAATATGACTCTGTTAAAGAAATGTGCCAGATTAATTGAGTATATTCAGTCCGGAGTATAACGGAATGCAAATAAGATATTTAAGATTTAATTATGCAGGCTAAGATAGATGTCTTCTTCAGGAACCTCTGGGTATCCCCAGCACTTCCTGAAGATTACATCTCCAGTAACCTGCATTATATGAAACAATTATAGAAATATACCGTAAGTATTGAGTTTGCATAATAAATTAATTTAGGAGCATACCAAGTATAAGCAAGATATATTCTATTTAATGAAGCGGTACATGACGATGACCCAATTCTGTCAGATATCTCTGAAGAAATGCGTCATCGCATTCCGCCTAATATTGATCCATTAAAGAAATATGCCACATATGTAGAGCTTATACAAAAAAATCACAAGACAGTGAAATATTAACAAAGCATTTTAATTTTAATCATGGAAGCAAATATTGGAGGAAGCTGCCGGACTTATCATTCCGGCTGCTACCTCCCTTGCTTCCATAATATGAAACAATTATAGAAATGTCTTAAAAATGTTGAGTTAATATAAAAAAATCGTAAGGTAACGAGTATCAATAAGACATTTAATTTAATTTCAGAAACAACTACCTGAGGCAATAAATTGCCTCACGACTTGCTCTGGAGATATGAAATGATTATAGTGATACCTCAGAAATGTTGAATTGATATAAAACCACAAGGCAGTGAATATTAACAAGGCAGTGAATATTAACAAGGTATTTAATATTTAATAAGAAGGTGATGAACTGGAGGAAATCCAGCCCCTAACGGAGCTGGATATCCTCCGGATAACCTTCATATATGAAACCATTAAAGGAATGTCTCAGAAATACAGAGTTAATATAAAATAAAATGAAAGGAAGTAGATAGAATGAGTATTTATGGAGATTTCTTATCCAATTTTAGCAGTGAAAACAAAAGATGGAAAGCAGATTTAAAGAATAAAACATTAATTTGTGAAGATAAAAAATATATAGAATCTTCTATGTATGATATTCGTCACGATTTAATCGTGATTGACGGAATTAACTCTGATACATCAAGAAAGAAATGTAATGAAATATGTTTTGAGATCATTGAAAATCTGTATCACAAATACAAATATTCCATTCCAAGTGAAAGAAGCGAAAAATACAGACAAAGAGAATATTTTCGTGCATTAAAGCCAGACGAAATGACGGATGAACAGTTAGTTACTGGTGAAGACCGAAATTATGCAAGAGCTGCGCTTGAAGCATTCATTCTTTGTGCCTCTTTGGCAGGATATTTGACTTGGGACGAAGAGCAGATGGGCAGTCATTGGTTCTATCAGGGAAAGGATAAAGATTTAATTATACTGAAGAAGTGGATCAAATGTTAGGAGGAACGAAAAATGATTAAAAATCCAAAAATTGGGCAGGAAGTATGGTTTTTCGAACCGTGGGCAGAGGACATCCATAGTGCAAAAATCACGGCGCTTGGCGAAACAGAGGTTTCTGCCAGAAACCCGGAGAAGTATCCATACGCAGATATACATTGGGATGACGGCGGAGACAGCAGCTGTCTGCTGAAAGATTTGTATGCTTCGCGAGAAGAACTTCAAAACAAATTAAAAAAAGAAGAAAGAAAAAAGATTGCCGAAATCAAGGATAGTATCAAAGATGCCGGTGACCTGGTGAGGTTTATGTATGACCACTGCGTGGCCTGTGCGGAAGAGTATACTGACTGGACAGCGAGAAGAGCCGTGAAGGAAATAGCGAAAGAGATGCTTGGGTTGAAATTAGAATAATGAGGTAATTAATTACAGCAAATAGAATTTTGAAATTAAATTAAAAGGAGAATGTAGATTATGAATTGGAATTATGGTAATACCCCAGAATTATATAAGGAAGTAGAAATTCTTTTAAAAAATGGAACTACCAAAAAAGACATGATGATCAAAGGTAAATATGGCAATTATGAATGGCGTAATTATACAGATAGCGCTGTACTTGGTTGGAGAGAAATTACAGAAAATAAAACAAATACAAAGGAGAATAAAACTATGAAAAAATCAAGAGAGAACAGAATGGAAGCATTAAAGGCAGCAAACATTGAAACAGGAAAATACTTCAGCGTAACATTACCGGAAGGTTTAAAACCTGGCAGTACAATTAATGTAACAATCAGCGAAGATGGAAGTCCTGTCATTGTAAATCCGGAGAAGAAAAGAATTAATTCAGAAGAGGAGTCTTTCTTATCTCAGATTTATGAAGATGGATATGTAAGAAATACTCGTCTTCATAGAAGATGGGTTATGGCACAAATGTTTAGAATGCTGAATTACAAGAGTTATTATACAGGTAAATCTGGATATGACGCATATTTAAACGATCACTATGGATATCAGTATCAGTTTGAAATGATGTTAGAAGAAATTCGAGTATTAGCTGAACTACAGGATAGGGATCCAGAAGCTTTTGCTGAAAGGTCAAGATTCTTTATTCCGGATGTTGTTTCTGCTACATGTAATGATTATATAAATAAACTTGAGATTTATGTTAATAAACTTCCGATGCATAAATGTAAAGGTGTTCCTTATAAGAAGGTTTTTGGTAGAAATATATTTGTTGAAGATCTTAACAAATATGTATATTATCCACAGAAAAGCAACTTTGCAGATGTAAAACGAGTAGTTATTAACATCAGAAATCACTCAATGACATTTTCATATAAAGATTTATATAGAGTATTAAGAAAGTTCTGTGCCAATATGTATAGACTGCCTAATGAAACTCCTAAATGTAGAGAATGGAAAGATGCATTCAAGGGAGAAGGTTCTTATTATACACTTATGAATTTAATTAAGTTTCATGGATGCAGAGTTCCTGGTGTTAAAGGCAATATGATGTCTTTGAATGATTCTCTTGCAGATGTAGAAAGTGCAGTAGAGCAGTATAGAGGTTTGTACTATAAATTATTCGCTTATATGAAACGCGTTATTGAAGCAAATAATTTTGATTTCAATAAGAGGATGAAAGAGCTGTATCCTAAAAAATCTGTATAAATCGAAAATATGTTCGATTAAATATTGACCTCAGCCTCTCAGTATGGTATAACAATAATATCAAAAAACAGAACGAACGTTCGCATATACTGGGAGGCTAGGATAACATGAAGAAGATAAGCGTAATTATTATACATAGCAATAAAAGGGCAGAGGTGATTGAATGTTTAAATATTAGTGATGCAACAGGATATATGAAACAGCGATACGTAGATGAAATTCGAAAAGCACCGTTTTATGATTATGAGCATTCATTTATATCCAGAAGTTTTAAGTATGCTCAAGTATCTGCTGGTGCATTCGGCGTAAAAATGTGGATCTGCTGTAATAGCAGATATTATAAGCGAAAGGCAGGTAAGTGGAATGGAAAACACAAAAAATACAAAAGAAGCAAGAGAAAGAGCGGATCTTATCAATAAAATAAACAATAGAGCATATGAGCTGGGAATTATGTATGGTTCCCGGCTCAATCATACTATGGATATTGATTATGCCACACAGGTATTTAATATTGATTTAGAGGCTTGGTTGGATTCTGCTGATACTGATTTTATGCATGACTATGTAGGAATCTATAGAAACATTGATCGTGATGCAATTTCTTTAAAACATTCTGCTAGCCAAAATGATTTTGGGAGATTTGTTCCACGATTTGCAAAAAGAAAAAACGAAAATAATTTAATTAAAGATTGTTATGAATCATATAAACTATTGAAATTAGAAAAGAAAATTCATGAGTCTGCAATTTTATTTCAGATAGTGGCTCTTATTCTTGCAGAAATGCGGTGTCAATATAAAGACGGAATTAAGGTAAAACGCCAGGGAGATGATGCTGATGATGAAATTTTATGTCCGGAATGTGGTTATTCATTAGCTAGAAATGATGAGAAAGAAGAGTTACGGCCTAAACATTGTCCGGAATGTGGAACAAAGTTGATTTATTGACGGAGAATATGGGAGTAGAAAATTATGACAAATAAACAGTATGAAAATGGAGAGCATTTGAATATACATAATGCTACAAAAGAACAGTTAAAGCTTATGGTGAAGGACAGAGATGAGACGATAAAGAGGTTACAAAAAGAATTGAATGAAAAACAGGCAGCGTTAAATGAAGCGATAGAAATGCTAAAGAATTGTATTTGAAACAAAAGTTTCAGGTTGAAAATGGAGGAAATATAATGAAGCGTGATTTAGTAGATGAATTATATAAAACGGCGTATAAACGATATAGAGAAAAATATCCAAACAAAGATTTTGCATCTATTCCAAATTTTTTAGATTCACTTTGGTTTAGTATTGAAGGTGAACTTAATAGAAATGGATATAATGCTGCAAAGAAATATGTCGAAGAAGCAGAGTTAATGGTATTAAAGTAAATGAAATGATGATTTCAGATTGAGAAAGGTGAAATATATGGAATTTTATCCAACAAATGAATATAGAGAAGTTACTTTACAAACAGGTCTTAATTCTGTCCAATTAGGAAATACAGATAAATTATTTTCTGATGGATTAGAAAAAGATGAATATATTTATTTTGATGACAGTAAAGGATTTTGTTATGAAGATGGATGTGTTATTGGAGGAACTTATGATCAGACATTAAAAGTATTATATTCACAATGGGGATTTGATCATAAGTTTTATGTAAAAAGAACAGAGTCGAAAAAAATTAAATTGGAACTCACACAAGAAGAAATAAGTATTTTATCAAATGGATTGATTTGCTTAATTGATAATGCTTACAAAGCAGAAAAATTAACATGTGAAACATCTATAATTAAAGCATTGGATGAATCAGTGAAAATATATCAGAAACTTAATCAGAAAATTTGTAATTCAGTATCAAAAATGGAGTGATAATAGGACACATTGTTGGTTATGCGGAGCAAGTGAAATTAAGTCACCTAATTCAAAATATACTTATTATGGCAAGATATTAGGGAAAAGAGTACAGAAAACAATTCGAGTTTGTAATTGCTGCAGTGCTATGAGGGCTGATGAAGATATAAGAGAAGAAGTTGCGGAAATATTCGGATGGGATTATAACGAGGAGGATGATTAGATGTGGAAAACTGGATGTTTTGGAGTATATATAATGGAATTGAAAGACTGAATTTATTAAAATGGAGGTATGATATATGGGACACGTTAATATTTTTAAAACAAAATCAAAAGAAGAATTAGTAAAATTGTATGGTGAATTTCTTAAAGTAGAAGAAACTGGATTTTTTGATCCTGAGACAGATTTGGGTGGGATCAGAGAAATTTACAGCTGCGATTTTGGAGCAAATGCGACATGGATGTTGCAAACAGAATTAACTCATGCAATTGCTGATTTGTGGTACGAAGAAAATAAATGAATTTCGACTTTCATGGAGGTATAAAAATGGTCAAGAAAATAAAAATGCGGGTGGAATTAAACGGTGGAGATATTGTTACAGTTCCAGAATGGGTAAAAACAGAAGGAGATTTAGAAAAATTTGCAGATGAGTATGCAAATAGAAATATTAGTATAGGATATGATTTACTTGATGAACCTATGGATCAGGACGAGTTTTTAGAGCAAGTTACTTCCGCGTATGTAGATGCGGAGAAACGTGGATTCGATAGTATTATTGTGGCAATTGATACAGATTTAGATACTACATATTATATTAATGATACACCAGATGGCTTCCAATGTGATTTATGGGATTATTATTTTGATGATTTGGAAACTATTGCTTCGCAGTTGTATGACGAAATGCATGGTAGTGTGACAGAAATTAGAATTGAATAATACAATGCTAAAATCAAACTTTCATTTTATGAGAAAGATAGTGTTACAAATGGCAAAAGTAAAAGATACAGGGTATAGAATGATTATAGAAAATCATGGTGGAAGATGGATGTTTGTCAATGATGATATTTACAGTTTTATGAAATGTTCAAATTGTAAAGAGCAGATTTTAATTAAAGATGTTGAAGGGTATTGTCCTAATTGCGGAGTAAAATTAGAAGGAGTGGGAGATTAGTGTGAAAGAAAGTAGAGGGCAGCCAAAAAGTGGCGCACTGAAACAAGCTACCTGTAAAGGCAACTTTTAGAAAGCAATATGTAGTAATCAAAAATCAAGAAGCTATTGGTTCGGTTGGAGGCAATAAACCTTCACGAATTAGCAGTTTCTGAGCTTGTTTGATTGCCTTTTGCTTTTGCTTTTCCAGTAAAGCTTCAGGCATATCGATTTTGTAAAGATCGCAGGGATTCCAAGTTTCTCCAGTTGTTAACATCTGGAAGATTGCAGTGAGAATCATTCTTGCGATTGCAATGATAGCTCGTTTCTTACCACGACGTTTTACAAGAGATTCATATTTCTTTTTGTAGTAAGGGGATTTGTCAGATTTCACGGCTGCATGGGCACACTGTACTAATGCAGGTTTGAGGTAGACACCGGCACGTGTAATCCGAACAGATTTCTTCTTACCCGCAGATTCATTGCTGCCAGGAGTTAATCCAGCCCAGCAACATAAACGTTTAGAGGAACAGAATTGAGACATATCAATACCGATTTCGGAGATGATGGTGATTGCACTATCATATTTAACACCCGGAATGGTACAGAGTAACTCGACAGCATTTTCATAATCAGGATCAGAAGAGATTAAAGATTCAATTTCAGAATCTACATCATTGATCGCAGCTGTGATATAATCCATATGTGCACGGACGAGGTGCATACGATATTTTTGGGAATCAGTCATCTGATATCCTTCAATGGATTCAATAACAGCATCTTCTTTAGCTTTGAGGCGCTTAAGAAGTTTTGATGCAATCACTTCATGGTCAATAGAAGTTCCAGACTGCCCTAAAAGGTAGTCAATGATGGATGTGGATGACTTCCCAAAGATATCGGAAACAACAGAGTCTAATGCGACATTACAAACAGTAAGCGCATTCTGATACCGATTCTTTTCACTGGAACGGCAGGAAACAAGCTTGTAGCGATACCTTGTAAATTCACGTAAAATACGGATTTTTTTGCAAGGTATATAACTGCCCCTTACCAGTCCTAAACGGAACAAATCTCCAATCCATTTCGAATCCTTTGTGTCATCCTTGTTACCTTTAACAGCTTTAACCCACTTGGGATTAGCAATAGTAACATTGATTTCATCTTCAAGAAGATTGAAGACAGGGATCCAGTACTTACCAGTGGATTCCATGCAGACATAGAGGCATTCATTTTCAAGCAACCACTTCTTGAATTCAAGAATAGAATTGTTGAAAGTAGAAAAACGTCTTTTCTGATAGGAAGGTTCAATGCCGCTGGATGTTTTGATGATTGTGGCAACGAGAAAAGATTTGTGAACATCGACGCCACAACAAGTTTGAAAAGTGACTTTCATAAGCAAACGCTCCTTTCGTAAAAAGATAAGAAGCCATTGACTGAACTGCCACACAATTAAATCAAGGCGTTTAAACAATTCTTAGTGTACGGATTCGTGATGCCGCTCATTTGTGCTTGAAAAGGCAGAACTTACACTGATTAATATGCTGTCTTAAAACGAGAAAGGTTTCTACAACTCCTCCTCCCGTGCTTTGTAGTATAGCTTCTTGAAACTATTATTGCACAGTGTAGGGGAAAGAGAAATCTTTCATCACTATTTGTGCCGCCGCAAAGCGGCGGAATGGAGATTAATATGAAAAAAAAATAAAGCAAGGTGTGTGAATTTGGAATAACTGTCAATGATTTGTTGTGAGGAGAAATTTTATGTATGATCGTAACGAAATCAAAGAAATAATTGACGAAATTGTGTTTCTGAAAAAATATACATTATTTGATAAGCAGGAATATGATGAAAAAGCAAAAGTTATAGAAGAATTAAAGTCAGATTTATACAATGCGTTTGGAATAGATGAATAAACAACATATTGATTCATTAGATGACTTTATGTATTGTGAGCAAAAAGAAATATGAAGAAAATTTTTCATTTATTATGATGAATTTTATGAACGGTAAATTATAAATTTTTGATTGGATGTGAAAAGATGATTAGAGTAACAGGAGAAAAACAGAAATCTGAAATTGCTTATGCAATTCAAAAATATAACAAATCTACTATTTATTCTTATGGTGACTTCTGTCCAAGTTATCTGGATACTTATATGACGTATGATACAGAGTGCGATCCTATAAGTTTCTGTAAGTTTGTGATGGAAGATTTAAAAGAAAAAGTAAGAGATAACGAAGGATTACCTATTCCAATGATTGTGATTTATACAAATTTAGATGATTTGGTTAAGATTACCGTCATTGAAAATTATATAAAAGAAATGGAAAATGAAAAATTAGTCAGAAATGTAGTATTTATGACACGATAAAAAATTGCTTTTATACAGGAGGTGAAGTTTTGCTATCTGAAGAACAGATGAATATCATAGGACATTGGGTGAAAATTATTAGCAAAACAAGCTCATACAAAAACGATTATGGTGTAGTTACTGGGGTCACAAAGAATAAAGAATGGTTGAAGGTACGATTATCAGATTCAACTATTAGAGTGGCATTTAGCTCGGTGATGCAGATTAATTAAATAAAAATTGCTTTCATTGTAAAGGATGTGATCTATATGACGTATGAAGAAACAAAAAAAATCAAACATTTACGAGAAGTGACTTCTGTTATGGTTGATAAATCATCAAATGGAATTGAATGTACTAAAAATAGATTTGGAAACAGAACTATGGATGGCTGCAAAAATGTAATTTTTGAAAAGATTGAATTATCGAAAATTGACAATGATATTCCTCATATAAGAAGAGAATATTATGGGAGAAATTTGTGGATAGTGTTATGATATTAAATTATTTTTAATGAGAGGAGAGAATTATGAACAAGTATTCTTTAAATATTAAATGGAAATTTAATGAGGAATTTGAATCATGGAACATGATTATTATATCTGACGATAGTAAAGAACATGTTACAGAAGTAATTAAAAATTATCAGAAAACAAACAATGTGGAGTTTGAATCACCAGTAGACCTTATGGATGCTATTTGTGATGAACACGGATGGCAGTGGGAAGATTTTTATTATGATATTGAGATTAAATTTTGATGAAATAATAATTTCTGCTAAAGAAAGAATGAGGTATATGTTATGGAACAATTGCTTAAATATGTAGAAGAATTGAATGAAAATACTCCGGATGGTCAAATTGTTGATGCTGACACTATTTTAAAAGATATAATGGACGAGCAGGATTTTGAAATATCTGGTATGGCTCAAGACATATTCAATATTTACCATAAAAGTAGTGACAAGCAGGCGGTAAAAGAAATGTTCTTTGAATTTACCGGTATGAAATTTGATCAGTATTTGATGAAATGTAGCAGAGAAATTACACGGAGATAAGAGTTTGGGGTTATAAAAGAACGATATAAGAGGTGGCTAAGAGCTGCCTCTTTTATATTGCAAAAATATAATACAATAACAATATAATACTATAGGAGCTGATAAAATGAAAACAGTAAGAGAAAAATTTTTGACAGTAGCAGAAGCTGAAAAGGCAACTGGAGTTCATTATACTGTAAAACATTCAGGAAAAATGGAAGGAATGCAGAGTTTATCAACTAGCTGCTTGTGTAATAAATATTGTAAGAATCGATCAAGCAATTCCGATCTGGTATGTTCACATTGTTATGCACAAAGACAAATGAAAATGTATAAAAATTTGAATGCATGTTTAGAGCGAAATACAAAAATTTTAACTGGTAGGATATTAAAGGAAGCAGAGATCCCAATGATCAATGCTTCCTTTTTTAGATTCGAGAGTTTTGGTGATTTAATTAATGTTACACAAGTGATTAATTATTTTCATATCTGTAAAAAGAATAAACATGTGCACTTTGCTTTATGGACAAAAAATCCTTGGATTATCGAAGAAGCGTTAGATGCCAGCGAAAGAAAGCCAAGTAACTTACAGATTATATATAGTAGCCCTTGCATTAATGATCAAGCAGATCCTGGATATGATTTTATTGATAAAATCTTTACAGTATATGATAAAGATTATATCAGTACACATGATGTAAGCATTAATTGCGGAGCAAAGAGTTGTA